CTTGCTTGAAGTGAGAGTTTAGTTTCTGCTGGTCTATATCGGGAGCAAGATTTGCAATCTCCTGCATACCCTTAGATACATTGTCAGTGAAAGAGTTGATTCCGGCCTGTGTTAACGGTCCCTGTCTATGTAGGGTATTAAGACTGTCATTCATTAAGCTGTCAGCTTGATTCGACAATGTAGCGTAAGCAGTATTTCTATATGCATTAGTAAAAGCTTCGTCGCTTTTAGTGAATGCTGGCATGAGGTCGCCACTAGGGTTCGACCCCATAGCTATACCTGCACGCTCACTTCTAGCTATAGCTGCTGTCATTGCAATATCTGCGCCAAACTTGCCCAGAACATTTGAGCTGTCAGCAAGGTCTCGGTATACATCGCCAAATGGTAGTGCAGTCGTTGATGGTTGTAATTTTTCTTGTCTTTGGAATTCAGGTAAATCTGCCATCTAAGTCACCTTCCCTGATTTGCCACCACCAACGCCAGCCATTTTCCCAAGTTCAGCAAATGGAGCTTTGTCCCATAGACGTTGAGATAGAGCTTGTCCTAGCTTGGTTTCTCCTGATAGTTGATGTAATCCTGAAAGTACCCCAGATGCTCTTAAAGTGCTCTCACGGGTCAAGAGGTTCATGCGTCTTACTCTAGAGTCAGCTTCAAATGAATTAACCGAGGCAGAAGCTATTGTTAATGCACTTCCAGCTCCAGCCTTCTGACCCCTAGCTGCAAAGATAGCTCTTTGTGAAGCCATGGTTTGCCGTAACTGCTTCATTGCATCTAATGAGCTAAAAGCGGCAGATGTTCTTTCTTCTGCAAGTCTTGTATCAAGCATTGCCATCTCAACATCAGCTCCAGCGCGGCCCATTTTTTTCTGTGAATTAGTGCCGAACATATCAACAACTGAGCCTGCTGCTTGCATCGACATTAAGAATGCGTCAAAACTCATATTAAACCTCTAACTTGTAAAATAGCCCAATCAGAATAAAACCATAAGGATCTGACTGAGTAATTGAAAAAGGAGCTTGTGCAAAATCATCCCATCCCGCCAAGCTACTAACCTGCATTAAACCAGTTAATGCTTCTGGAGGGTTAAAAGGATTGGTTATCAAAGTTTTCAAAGATATATTTTGTTTGTTTATTTTTCCACCAACCGTGTCTGTGAACATACAGTTAACGTATCTTATATGCTTTGCTTGAGCTAAATTGCTTGTCTGCATCCCGCTACCCAAAGGAATTGAAAGGGGTAATGGAGTTAATACATAGTTAATTGGTAGTCCAACTTCAACAGTTGTTATTCCTGTTACTTGTACGCCTAATGAGGTCACTTTAACTGAGCCTGCTATTACAGGATTCTGATCATAAGTTACACCGTTTGCCTTGATGCTTACATTCTGAGCATTTAATCCGTCTAAGCCAGAAACAGTGGTATCATTAGCGCCAACTGTAGCTGTAACTAATACAGAGCTATCAGTATGAAGTGTAGAGCTATGTTCCTCTAGCGTGAGAATAGTAGATAAAGTATAAGGAATAATATTAGAGGTTGTACCAGCAGAACTAATGCCAATAGCAAGAGTAGTGGAAACATTAACGATATCAGTCCTTGCATCAGTAATAAAGCTATAAATTCTAAAATCATTCGCATCAACCCCCACTGCGAAATAATACGTAGATAATACTATCTGAGGGGAAGTTACTGGCAATATTCCCGTTGTTGTAAATAATAACGCAGTAGGTTCAGTTGTGCTAAAGTTGGATGCTGTAGCTGTTAAGGTTTTAGCTGTTGCATCAAATCCTGATATTGCTATTGGTGTTTGCGGTGTTGCAATTTGTCTTTCAACTACAAACCAACACCTACCTTGAAAAGAAGAAAAAGCATATCTTATATAAGAGCTGCCATAGCTCTGTTCTGTTTCAGCCCATGTCCACCCAGCAACTTCATCCGCGATTAATGTTTGATACATTGCCATACGACCAGTGTCGGCGTTAGTTATGAAAACATATCTGCCTCCTCTGGTTCCCTGGTCACGAAATGGAGTCATAGAATTTGGGTCAGTAATCAAATGCTCGCTAGGTGCGGATACAAGAGCTGAATTGTATGAATAGTTTTGTTGCTCTCCAGCTAATGCAATAACATCTACACCACTTACAATAAATATTTGGTTATCAATAGTGACAGGTTGAATTTGGGAGGTAGGTGAATCATCCTGTTTAGTTAAACTAAAGTTTCTTGGGGTTATAGCAACTTCTGCTGATATTGGAGTTGATTGGACACCAGTATCTGTGTGCACTAAAAGCGATCTAAAAGGAGACAGATATCTTATAAAGTTACCTGCGTCAGAGGATGGATACCAGCTTATAGCTTGGTCATCATCTAGAGATGAATCATCAAAGTCGTCATAATCATTTATAGCTGATAGCCAAACACCATTAGGTAGGGACTCAGAGTTTGCAAAAGCTGACCTTGTTTGATATGCGCTTGTTACTCTTGGAAAACCTCGCCCTACTGACCATGCTGGCTCAGAAAGCAAGGATAATATCCCTTGAATAGCTGTAGTGGCGCTAAAGTCTTCTATGACTGTAATGTTAACAATTGTCGTACTAGTGAATGCAGTTATTCTTGCAGTGCCACCATTCCCAAAATATAACCCACCAACCATGCCAGCAGTAAAGATGGCACCACTTGCTGTTAGAGTACCAGTCCCTGTCGTAACAGATGGGGTAAATGTAAGGGCATCGTAACCCCCATCAAAATCATAAACAGGTGTGTTTCTAAAAGCTATATTAGATATTGCCCATGTGTTCTGAGCAACCATTGTATTTACGCCAGTTAACGCGCCAGTAATATCAATTCTATTAGTATCAGCAGCAGCATTCTCGGAAGTTAGATATACTGCCACAGTTGTTGTAGAAAACGATCTTATGAAATAAGTTCTATTTGTTTTTACCTGTGGGGTGGTAGGAAAGGTGCCAGTAGTCGTAAACCTAACAGGAACTATAAAATCATTTGTTATCGGAGTATTTAATGTGATTAAGTCTGTTGAAATATCCACCGCGTTCATGGTGTTTGCAGCTGAAGCCACTCTTGTTATTTTTTTAGGATTAACGAATCCTGTGGTCACTCTAACTTGGTTTTCTAATACAGCAGCATCTATGCTTCTAATGTCTGTGGCGGGGATTGCTGTGCCAGTTACAGTGGCCTGCAGTCTGCCCTCTAGCCACACATCAAAACTATCATCGTAAAAAACTACCTGGTATATGCATTCATTAAGGTAATCAAAAACAAATGGAAAGATTACTGTATAATCAGTTTGGCCAAGTGTATTTTGTCTTCTTAATGCAAATCTTTTTCTTGCGCCTCCTTGAGGGATAGGCAAGATATTCTTTGCTACTTTGAGAGCCTTGTAATATATAGTAGTGTCAACACGAGAATACATGCTTGGTGCAAGTTCACCTTTTGAGAAACTGCTTTGTACATATATTGTCTCTGACATTTAAAAGAATCCATCAGAATTGTTGTTTCTAACTATATTAATCATTGGGAAATCAACTTGTGTACGTTGAGGTCTATTCTGGGCATCAATTCCACAAGCTATAGCTAGCTGTAGGGTTCTCTTTTGCTCTAATACAGAATAATACTCTGGCTTTTGAGCACTTGATAAAGCCAAGTATGCAGCTAATTCATAAATAAAATAATCTACAAACCATGCGGGTAATCTTACAGCCTCTGGTACAAAACAATATTCCATGAATACTTCTGCGCCAATAGACCAGGTAGAGTAAATTTTTAGATTTTCATAAATTTCCCAAGAGTAACCTTGAGGATAAATTCTAATAGTTTTTTGGTATCCAGCAGGCAAATGCCAAACTGTATTCCATCTAGCTGGTGGGATTTCATTATTAACTGCAGCTAATTGAGAAATCTGTATTGCAAAGCGCCAGCTGTTTAAAGCGATGCTAGCCGGAAGCTTAATGTCATATGCTTGCTCAGCAGCGATTGTCAATTCGTCAGAATCAGCAGGGTCAAGTGTAATAATAGGCTTATGCCCTAAAAGAGCCAGCGCATTTGAAATTATCTGGACTTTAGTAGCCATTCCTTCCCCTTGAAATAAGGGCTAAATATAAATTAATATAAATAGCCCAAACCAATATCAATTACGCAGTTGATATAACTTTGTAATCAACATGAACAACATAAGTGCTATCACCGGCAGTAAATGCGCCTGTAACGTTAGATAGATACAAACCTTTATTCACAGTTGTTGCGAATGGAAGCTTGATGATGCCTGCGTTAAAGTTTAGTGAAGTGCTAGCAGCATCCATAATCCCAGCAGCAGCTTGAGTGCTTGTAGCTATTACGCCGGCACCAGAGGTTGTGCTGTCATACTGACCGTGGATAACACCACCATCAGCATTCTGAACAGTGCCATAAGTCATTACTAACTGAATGCTAGTAGGCACTATTAGTGTACTGGCACCTTGTGCAGCAACTAGCTCTACAGGAGCAACATACATGCCTAGAACTTGAGCAGCAGTAAGTGCAACTGTGATTGATTCAGTACCAGCATCAGCAGTTGAAACTGAAGCAGTTCCATCTTCAGCACGAGTAACTGCAGAGACTCTTAATCTTGAGGATACGTTTGCACCATCAATAAAAATTAAATCTCCAACAGCAAGGCTGTCAGCTTGAGATACAAAGTAATCAGCAGCAGAAATAGCTGTTACTGTGTCTGCTGAACCGTAAGAGAACAATGCAGGTCCGTTAAATAGAACTCCGCCAACAGTATTTAATCCTGTATTAGCTGAGTTAGATACTGGCGACCATCTGTTTAATGAAAAGGCCATATTATATCTCCTATGGGTTGATTAGTGTGTCAATTGCGATAACACCACGAGCATCAGTTACAACCGCACCAGCAGAGAACACACCGTTGGCAAGCCAAGATGTTACGTCTGCAATGTAGTTCACTTCAGCGCGGAAGTTAGCGCCAATACCCATACCAAGACCCATCTTGTGCCATGCAAATGCGCGTTGCTCTGTAGCACCGCCAGCACCAGCAGGAAGTCCGCCTTCAGTCATTGCTGGAATAACAATAAAGTTAATACCTAAGAAATCAGCTACCATTCCGTAATCTAATACGCGGTTTGTAGAGAAGAAGTAGTTAGTAAATTCTTGTTCAGCAAGTAATTGTCTGAACTGACGTGCAGTTACAGCAACAAATCTATCACCTGGTGGAACGCCACGGTCTTCAAAACCTTCAACAACTTGTGTGTACTTTGTATAATCAAAACCAGTAGTGCTGGCAGCTATTAATGTACCTTGAGTATCAGATGGTGTAGCAGAATATGTAACAGCAGCTAAAGCATCAATTCCGATCTGATCAGAACGTCTACCCATTGCTTGGCCGATTGCCATTACTGATTCCATTTTTGCATCGAAGTTAACTGTTAAGTCTTCAACGTCATCAACGTAAACAGGGGTTGTGAATTTTGCTAAAGTAGCTGAAGGAACAGCGATACCTGGATCTTGTCCTACAACAGCTTGAGAGTAGCCAGTAGGAACAGAGGTTACTTGACCCATTGTTCTAAACTGACATGAAGAACCAACTACGTTTTCTTTCATGCGCATTGCGCCACGAAGCTTCCAACCAGTTGAACGATATTGCGCTTTTACCAGAGAGTCATACTCAATCTGAGCTGCCGGACTTAAATTAAAGTTTGCCAAGGGAAAACCTCCTATAAAAAAATTAAACACAAATGCTTAACTTCTCTGGGCTAGGAGGTGGTTCAGGTATCCTTTAACAGGGCTGAATCTCGAAGGTATCCAAATTCGTTATTATTAATCTAGTATTAATACCCTACTTTGTCAACATACTTAGAGTTCTTGGCAGCTCTTTCATTTCTGTTCTGCCAGTTACGTCTATAAGCTCCGTCATTCTTATACTTCTCTAAATTTTCTGTAAGTTCCTGTTGCAACATTTCAGTTGATTCAGTCTCAGTCGCTCCTGAAGTAGCACCATTCGGAATAGTTGGGCTGCTTTCCATAAATTTACCTCTTATTTCTTCTAACGCTTTATATCCATCGGCTGTCACATAATCTCCAACAAGACCCTTTAGTGCTCCTGAAGTGCTTTCGCTTAGGTTTGAATCCATCCAATTACTTAAAACTTCTATTTTTCTATCAGCATCAGGACCAATCTTCTCTTTTTCTGCTGCCAAATCTGGAGTAAATGATTTGCTATAGTTACTTACAGACTCAAGCATCTTAGAGAAAACCTCTTGAGGTACTCTTTTTTCTTTAGCGAACTCTGTTAGGTCTTTGAATGCTTCGTGGTTTTTATCGAAAACTTGGTCGAAATCTCCAAACTCATATTCATTCACAGGTGGTGTTCCGAGCTTTCTTTCTAATTCACCACGAGCATCCATAGCTTGTTTCATAGTGCTATATTTTTCAGGGAACCAGTCTGGGCGTGGACCTACACCAGCTACTCCGTCTTCAATAAACCACTGTGGAATTGGATCACTTAAATTGCTTTGGTCAGCGATGTGTTCTTCGTCCATGTATACTTCCTATTGGCTTTCTAAAAATAGTTTGTGCGCAGCAACTGTTGACTCAATCTTCATCAATGATAAGATTTGTCCTCGAGATTCGGCTAATGATAACTCTGAGTTCGGATTTGACAGGTTAATGGTGCATAGCTCTCTATGAAGCAGTGTCCTCATTTCTGATATCCACATATTAGCTTTAGCGTTATTGAATAAATCATAGGTAAGCTTTTGAAGACTTAACGATTCCTTCTGTCCTTTGCCAAAGTTTTCTTTAATTGATTCATTGTAAGGGTTAAAATAATGGTCCGCGTTATGAATAAACGGATTATTATCTATTGAGCTGTTTTCATTGTCTGCCATACTATCCTTGTTGTTGTCCTGTTCCATCTTCTAAAGACTGCATCTGTGCTTGTCTCATTTCATCCTGAGCATTTTTCATTTTCTGCGCTTCAGCTTTTATCTGCTCTTTAGAATTTAAATATCTAGTGTCTAATTGTAATGCGTCAGCAGCTAAATAAGGCAGGTCTTGATTGTTGATGAATAACTGGGTTACATCAGGCCCAACTATACCTTGCATCATTTGAACATACTGAGCAAGGATAGCCATATCTTGTTGACCCTTTGCTAAAGCTAAAGGAGAGCGATATTCAAAGACAATATCTATGCCGTTAATTTGTGGCTTAGGAAGTACGCCCATCTCATCTAGAGTATGCATTGTCACTTCAAGAATAGGCCACAACAGCTCTTGTTGTAATCTAGTAAATAACGGCCCAATCTTTTCAGCTAAGTTTTGCTGTCTTAGTGCAAGCTCTGTGGCGGTTCTTGCAGGAGCATCTACTGGTCCTAATGGATCTGCAAACAAGAGATTGTTTATCTGTGTTCTTAAATCTATAAGTGTCATCTGTCCAAACTGTGGATTTGATGAATCAGGAAGTGGTATCAAAGGAACTTGTCCGTTAGAGCCAATAGGAGCTATAGGGATGACGGTCATTGGGCGAAGCTTAAAAGTATTTGGATTGAAAACATTGTCTGTGAAACCCATAAAAGGTTTAAACACATTAAGATTCGCACTAGCAAATTCAATCTTTGCCATTTCATTAGCACGCATCATTGCTGGGAGGGCATCCATCACCGGTCCGCGACCCCACCATTCATTATTTGTTTTTTGGAAGCGCCATGTAGTGCCACGATTAACTTTCATTGGGACTTCTAGCATCGCATCATCACTGCCATCAACCGTATAAAGTGAGTATGTAAACTCTTTCTTTCTGCCGGGATGATAAGTAATACCTTCTACAACTCTAACTTTTGCATTAGAATCTTGCTCGGTTCTTTGTCGTAAATCATCAGATAGCATTGCTCCATGCCATCTAGTTGTAATTTCGTTTATCTTGATTTCTTGCCAGGTTCTGAACCAAGTTCTAATTTTACCGTCAAGAGCTTCTTCAATTGCCAGCTGGTCTACTGGAATAGAAGTATACAACAAAGGATTATCGTCGCGATAAGGATTGCAGACAATATTTCCTGTACCAACAGCCATATCAAAAAATGCTTCATTTGCAACCAAGTCAAAATTAGATTTATGGATATATCTAAAAAGCTTTCTCATGTATTCATTCAACCCAGCTTGTGCTGAGTGTACATCATCAGGGTCTAAGGTCCCAGCATAATTGTCAACTTCAAGATAACCCCATTGGGTTTGAGGGGGACACATAATTGTATGGATTTTAGATACGAAAGTTTTAGTAGCTTCTACACCGGTAGAATCATAAAGGTACGCATTAGAGAAATCACCTTGGTATTCATTAGGCTTCCAGAATCTATTACGGAAAGGAACAGCATAATAAAAACACGCCTCTAGTAGAGCAGACCATTCTTCAGCTCTAGCTTTAGCGATTTTATAACGCGACATGAACTGTTCGCGTGGAGTTCTATCCATAATTCAATTTATCCTAGATTTGGGTTGGCATCTTGCATTGGGGTTGTATTTGATAGTCCTGAGCTGAATCTTCTGCGCATACTTCTAGCCATTCCAGCTTCAACCCTTCTGCGCTCACGGCCTAGGCTTATATCTGCTCTAGCTCTCTCAGAAGCTAGCCCGGCCTGGACACTAGATTGGCGTGCTCTTTCTTCTCTAGCTGTGGCGCCAGCTTGCTTTGCAGCTTTTGAGCCTTCCTTCATAGCATCGCCCTTAGAACCTAAGGCCATACCTGAAGCTGCACCAACTGCCATAGGGATAAACGCTAAACCACCAGTAGCAAAACCTGCGGCTAAACCTAAAGCTGCACCAATTATTCCACCCCACCTCATAGCAATCTCCTTATAAATCTATATGAATATAAATAACTTTATCTTTCCATTCGGCTTTTGGGATGTATTGGTCAACCATCCTAACCATCCACGGCAACTTTATCTTCTTTCTTAGTAGGGTTATCTGCGACTTGATGCTCATTATCGCGTTCCTCCATCTTCTGCAAACCTTCTTTAAGTTCGTCAATCTCAGTCTGCAGCTCGCAGACCTCATGAGCACGTAGCCCAATGTTGATTGATTCCATTATCTGTTTAAGCTCAGAAGCGGTAAAGTCTCCATTAGAAGCCTGAGAAAGAATCTGTTGATATTGTCTTATTGGGGTATCAGTAGGTCCTATGCAAACGCTAACTTTATCTGCACTTCCGAACTTACGTTTTCCAACCATGGCCCACAGAGATTTATTAAATAATTTGTTTTCTGCGTTTTCGGCTGCTTCATCCATCCATGCTTTTTTGCCAAGTTCCTTAGCAAGCTGGACAGACTCAAAGAATTCTGGGTGGTCTCTAATCCACTGGCTAACACGTTGGGGGCTAGCTCCGGTAGCTACATAGAAATCGCTCATCGAGCCACCGTCTTCAAAGGTGTTAAGGATTTGCGGACAATGGATATTCTCGTCATAACCAACGCCGTTACAGATTTTATCCCAAATTTCCTTACTCAGTTCACCCATGAATCTAGCATATACCAAATCCCTCTGACTTACAAAGGGCCTAACACAGTTAAGGAAATATAGCACGGGGCATTTTTTTACATAGCGGTGGGTGACTAAAGTAACAAAACATAGCAAAGCGTTTACATCAGTAACGAAAAGTAAACAAAGAGTCCTTTAACGCAAACCCAATAATTAACTATTATCCCTGGGGAACCTAGCAATGGCGGGCTTCGGAGCTCTTTAGCACAATCATCTATATGACTAGAAGTCAAGAACTCTTAAGTGGGGTGTGAAGTGGGGTTGAGAGTAGTTATTCGCTCTCGATTTTAAACATCGAAAACCCATTACGAGAAACCCTAGGATGTGGTAGGGGACAGAGGATATAGAGGATAC